AAGCTGTGTAACCAGTGCATCCGGGACATGGAGGACGAGTATATTTTCTCTCCCATGTGCCAAAGGACGCTGTGCGGGCGGTGTGAACACTGCGGAGAAACGCGAATTGTACACGTTGTGAAGTACACGATGAACAAACGAGGGCTGGAGAAAAGAGGTCTTGAAAATGGGCTTGAAAAGCGATGATCTGGCGCGGCTTAGTCCAGCGGCGCAGAAGCAGGTAATGCAGAAGATGCAGAAGCCGGGGAAGTACAAGGCGCAGAAGACGCGGCGCGGGAAGCTGACCTTCGACAGCAAGAAAGAGGCAGAGCGATATGACGCGCTGATGCTGCTGCAAAAGGCCGGGGATATACGGGGGCTGAAATTGCAGGTGCGGTACTGCTTGCAAGAGGCGTACACGACGTTTGAGGGCGAACGTGTGAAAAGTATCGACTACATCGCGGACTTCGTGTACGAGCGCAGAACGGCTCCTGACAGCTACGGCCAGCGGTACTGGCTTCCGGTGGTGGAGGACGTGAAGGGTGTGCGTACCCGCGAGTATGCCATGAAAGCGAAACTATTTCGTAATCGGTACGGGTTTGCTATACGGGAGGTGTGAAGCGTGAAACAACAAATCGCATTGAACGTAGACTGCATGGAGTATATGCGGACGCTTCCGGATAAGGCATTTGATCTTGCCATTGTAGACCCGCCGTATGGCATCGGAGAGGACGGAGGCAAAAGCCGCAGCAAATTCGTGATACAGAAAAATGGAAACCGGCTGTATGTGGAGGACGGACATTACGAAAAGGCCGGGTTTGATGCTGCACCTCCCCCCGAGGAGTTCTTCAATGAACTATTCCGGGTAAGCAAAGAGCAGATCATTTGGGGCGCAAATTACTTCACGCTGCCCCGCGCTGGAGCCATCGTCTGGGATAAATGCAACGACGGTTCAGACCAATCTGACGGAGAGATTGCCTTTAATTCCATGACAAACCGCGTAGACATATTCCGTTATATGTGGCGAGGGATGATGCAGGGGAAAAGCATTTCCGAGGGAACAACGCAGCAAGGAAACAAGGCACTGAACGAGGTACGCATCCATCCAACGCAGAAGCCGGTGGCGCTGTATGAATGGCTGCTGCAGAAGTATGCAAAGGAGGGCTGGCGCATACTGGACACGCACTTGGGCAGTGGAAGCAGCAGGATAGCGTCCTACAACCTTGGCTTTGAGTTTGTGGGGTGCGAGATCGAACCGAAATATTTCCGACTGCAAGAACAGCGGTTTGCGGAACATACGGCGCAGGAAAGGTTGTGGTGACGCATGGGCAAGCAGCATTTGAGCAGAGACGACCGCATCTTCATGCGTGGCAAGCTGCAAGGCACACGGGATAACATGGACATGGTGGCGATGGCACTGATCGACAAGTGCGGCTGGCACGTCCAGGAGGAGACGCCGGACAGCCGGGACACGCAGAGCATCGCGTACCTGTACGAGTGCCTGGAGAAGCTGGCGGAGGAGATCAACGAGGGCCGTATCAAGCGCAAGCACATCAAGGATGTGCTGAAGGACGAGTGCGGCGTGGTGTTTGGAGATTGAGACATGGTTCATTTGGGAGACATCTGCAAGATAAACGGTGCGGAGATCGAGCCAGTGTGGTGCATCACCGGCGGTAGCCCCTGTCAGGATTTATCCATCGCCGGGAAACGCGCCGGTTTGGCGGGAGCGCGAAGCGGCCTGTTTATGGAGCAGGTGCGCATCGTAAAAGAAATGAGAGCGGAGGACAAACGGAATGGACGGACAGGTGACATGGTCAGACCTCGGTATCTCGTGTGGGAAAACGTGGTCGGCGCCTTTAGTAGCAACAAAGGAAAAGACTTCGCAGCCGTGCTCGAAGAGATCATCAAAATCGTCGAGCCGGAAGCCCCCGGTATTGAAGTGCCTGAAAAAGGCTGGCCAAGTTGGGGGGGCTATCACGATGAAGTGGGAGGACGATGGAGCGTGGTGTGGCGAACTCACGACGCGCAATACTGGGGAGTGCCCCAACGCCGTCGTCGTATCTCGGTTGTCGCAGATTTTGGAGGAGACACCGCATCCGAAATACAATTTGACGGCGAAAGCCTGCCAGGGGATATTGCGGAGAGCGGAGCGTCGGGGGAAGAACCTGCCGGAGCGGCTGAAAGCGGTTTTAATCCGGCAGTCGGGGACTGCATGACGGCTTGGGATTGCCAAAGCAAGCGCATTTTTGACACAAACGGAAAATCTCCCACACTGCAAGGCGGTGTTGGCGGTGGTGTGAACAATCCTGCCATATTTGTGGCTATCCCCATCAACGACAAAGCCACCAGATGGCAGGGCGGCGGAGAGAGCCGCAATCATGACGGCAGCGGCAACGGTCTTGGCATCGGAAAAGAGGGCGACCCGTCCCCTACACTGACCGCTGGCGACCGCCACGGGGTAATGTGCATGACACCTTGGGACGCACAGAGCCAGCGCGTGTACGATGGTAACGGCGTTTCACCTACGCTCAGTTCCCGTGAAAACAGTGGTCTGAACCGCGAGGCCGTACTGTGTGCCGGTTTTAAGGCCGGACAGGGCGCACAGGCGGCCGGCATCGGGTACGGTGAGGAAGTGTCGCCCACGCTGGCGGCTGCGCCCAGCGGGACGAACCAAACCCCGGCGGTGGTGGCGCTGGACATGACACACGCCTGTGACGTCATCCGCGAGTGCGGAGAGCAGGTCCCTGCGTTGCAGGCTCGAATGTGGACAGGTGGCAATCAAGTGCCTCTGACATACCAAGATGTGACGGGTACGCTCTCCCCCGGCGCTCATGCAGGGAGCTACAACGGGCAGGACGCATACAACGATATGCTGGTGTGCGGGGCAACACCGGACGTGGCGCACACGCTTCGGGCAAAGGCGAACTGTGCGTACCGGGAGGACGCGGAGACATACCCGGTGCAGAAAATGGTGGTGCGCCGATTGACGCCGTTGGAATGTACCCGCTTGCAGGGATACCCGGACGGATGGGTGGACATTGGCGACTGGACGGATGAGAAGGGCAAGAAACACAAGGACGCGGACAGCCCGAAGTACAAGGCGCTGGGTAACTCCATCGCCCTGCCATTCTGGGACTGGATGCTACGGCGCATGGCGCGGTATTTGCCGGAGGGCGCGACGCTGGGGAGCTTGTTCGACGGCATTTCGGGGTTTAATGTCTGCTGGGCGAGAATATACGGAGCAGAGTGCTGCCGGTGGAGTTCTGAAATTGAGCAATTCCCCATTGCCGTGACCAAAAAGCATTTCGGCGATGAAGAAGTGGGGAAGGAGGGAGACTTTGAAAAGTTTTTCGGAAGAAACAATAAGGAAAATGTCTGAAAGCGCAAAGAAAAGATGCGCCGATCCGGCTTGGATTGAGGCTCAGAAAAACCGGGGGACAAAATTAGATTTAAATGCCGTGGAAGCAATGTATGAACGAGGCATGACTCAGATGGAAATAGCCGCAGAGTTACATACAACGCAAAAAATCGTTTTTAACTTTATGAGAAGGCACGGCATTAAGGCGCGCTCGGCGGCGAAAAGAGAGCAAACCCGCGAGAATAATGCTTACTGGAAAGGCGGAGTAAGAATTGAAAATGGGTATAAATGCCTTTACATTCCGGGACATCACAAGGCAAGGTCAAACGGTTACGTTCGGGAACACGACTTGATTGCAGAAGAGATGATAGGCAGACCTTTGAGGTGGTTTGGCCAACGGGACAGCCGGAGCGAGGTTGTCCATCATAATCGAGCCATACATAATGCGGTTACTAAAGAAATGGTTGACGTAGCCCTACTGCAAAGAATACATGACCTTGAGACAGAAATTAAACAACTTGAGCGCATACACGGGAAAGGTACGGCGCGCTGGGCAAGCGAGATCGAGCCATTTCCCATCGCGGTGACGAAAAAATGGTTTGGGGAGGAATGACATGACAAAGAAAATTCTTGATGCCACCTGCGGATCTCGGACGATATGGTTTAACAAAAGCCATCCTGCCGCAATCTACTGCGATGCTCGGGACGAGGAATATACGGGTATTTGGAAAAGCACAAACCGCGATTCAGAACGAACCTGCGTCGTGCATCCAGACATACAGTGTGATTTTACGGATCTGCCGTTTTCGGACAACACATTTTCTCTTGTTGTTTTTGACCCACCGCATTTGCGCCGCGTTGGAGAAAATGCGTGGATGCGGAAGAAGTACGGACAGCTCGGCGAGAACTGGCGCGAAATGCTGCATGACGGATTTCAAGAGTGTATGCGCGTATTGAAGCCTGACGGCGTACTGATTTTCAAATGGGCTGAAACTCAGATACCCGCCGCAGATGTGTGGGCGGCAATCGGAGAACGTCCTCTGTTTGGACACCACAGCGGGAAGAAATCACAGACATTTTGGGGGTGTTTCATGAAATTTGGCGAGGAGGAATGACATGACAAGAGACGAGATCGTGACCGCGCTGCGGTGCTGTGCATTTAACGGTGAAGATTCTTGCAAACACTGTACAGAGTGCCCTGCGGCGGGCGATGATTGCGAAAGTGAATTGCAGTTTGCCGCCGCTGACCTGATCGAGAACCAGCAGCGGGAGATAGAAGCGCTGCGGCAGGCCAATGAGGGGCTGCGGTTTAATCTGGCGGCGTTAAGTACGCCGGAGGGAAAAAGATGAAAGAGATTATCACACTATTCATCATTGTATTTGGCGTATCGTTTGTCGTAATTTATAACATTTTTGGAGGTAAAAAGTCATGAAAAAAGGTATCGCTATTGCTGTTTCCGCCGTGCTGGCGGTTGTTGTTGCTGTTTTCTGCATCATCTGCCTGACAAGAATAAAAGTGGGCTATGTGGGCGTTGTGTATTCCGCAAAGGGCGTGGAGCAAAACACGCTGACGCAGGGCTGGCATTGGCTATCACCCTTGAAGCACGTCAAGCAGTTTCCCGTTAGTCAGCAGCAGATTGTTTTTTCCGACGATCCATCTGACTACAACACAGACGAACATGCAGATTGGCATATTGATGCCCCTGCCAACGGCGGCATGGTGGGCATTAACCTGACGGTCAACTACAATTTCCTGCCTGACCGCGTGGTGAGCCTGTACGAGAAATTTAATGGCATGGACGGAGAGGCCATTGTAGAGGGTCGCGTGCAGAACAGCATTATCGCCTATGTGAAGGAAGTTACCCCCAGATTCTCTGTTATGGACATCTATTCCGACAAAAAATCGGAGGTGAACAAGGCTATTACCGACTACCTGAATGAGAAGCTCAGTACTGAGTATGGTATCAACGTGTCCAGCGCTTTGATTATTGACGTGGAACTGGATTCCGCGTTGCAGGAAAAAGTACGGGCAAAAGAGCAGGCCAAGCAGGATGCAGAGATCGCAGAACTTGCCAAACAGACGGCGGAAGCGCAGGCAGAAACAAATCGCGTTATCGCTGAATCTGAGGCTGCTGTAAAGATCATTGAGGCGGAAGCTGAGGCAAAAGCCAACAAGACCATTGCGGAATCCATTACGCCGGAGCTAATCCAGATGAAGGAAGCAGAGGCGCGTCTCAAGCATGGCTGGGTGACTGTACAGGGCGCTGATACGGTGGTGACCGCAAAATGATGCTACACGATAACGTAATTTGTCAGGCGGCGCTGGAAACCTTCGGGAAGGAATTACAGGTGACAATGGCCATCGAGGAAATGAGCGAGCTGACAAAGGAGCTTTGCAAAAACAGCAGAGGGCAGGAGAACACCACCCACATTGCGGAGGAGATCGCCGACGTGGAGATCATGCTTCAGCAGATGGTAATGCTGTTCGACTGCAAAGAGACTGTTGACAAGTACCGCCGGTACAAGCTGGAACGGCTGGCGGTCGGATTGAGGAGGCAAAGGAGGAAAAACATGGAACGACTGACGTTTGAGGGGAACTTCTGCGATATCGCGCAATGCCGGGAGCTTCCGTGCCCGTATAACGGCGCGTGTTCGGCGCGGAAGGTGTGGGAGCGTCTCGCTGCTTATGAGGATACGGGGCTGACGCCGAACGATGTGACCGACATGATGGCGGCAAACGGCAATGCAATTTGCGAAATCGTGAAACTGAAAGAGGAACTGCAAAGAACACCGCCGAGCAGTACGCCGCCATCAATGAAACGCTGTTTGGCAGCAACATGAAGCTGGCGGCAGATCGCAAGGCACTTATCAACGAGCTATGCCAATACTGCGGGAAGTACAAAAAAGCACACGAGGGCGCCTGTGACGGGTGCAAATGGGGGGAAATGTGATGGATGCTGTGAAGTTTGTAAAGGAATATCTGCGTATGTGCGGCAAAGTTTCTGACTGTGAGGAATGTCCTGCATTCATGACTGACTTTTGCACGGTAAATGTGGAGGAGCAATCGCAGGAAACAGCGGGAGAAGTCGTGAGGGTCGTTGAGGAATGGTCTGCCGCACACCCGCGCAAAACACGGCAGAGCGTGTTTCTGGAGCAGTATCCGGAGGCAAGAATTGGAGATGACGGCGTGCTCAAAGGATGCCCTTTATTGATTTCCGCGTCGTACAGGAACAACGACGGTAACTGCGCAAATATGCAGCGCCAATGCTCTGACTGTCGTAAAGATTTTTGGGGTCAGGAGGTGGAGTGATGGAAAAGAACAATTGCTTGCGTTGTAATTTTCGCCATACGGACAATGGGAATTGTACCGCGGTTGGCGGGTTCTGCACGGCGGTTCCGGCTGCCTACTGCCCGTTACTGCGTCAGTATTTAGACACGGGGCTGACGCCGGAGGAAGTCTTGCCGAAAGATAAGGCAGACGAGATCGCACTGAAGCTAATGCGTCTTGCTGATTTAGAAAGCTTTTGCAACTATACCAGCCTGCGGGAGCTTGCCGAGGCCGACAAGGACGGGCGCGTGGCGGTGCTGCCGGTCGGGACTGACGGCGCAATGCTTGATACAAGTTATCCAGAGAATCCGCGACTTATAAAAAGGGTGCACTTTGCAGTCGCCTATGTGAGCGAAGGGGTCGTGTTTCACCAGCCATACAACATCTTCCTTGAAAATACTGCTGCTGGGTACATTTCACCGTTGAGCGAGGAGGCGGAAAAAGCACTGGAGGCGATGACGGATGAATGACTTAAAACCGTGCCCGTTCTGCGGCGGTGATGCAGAAAAAAGATCTATTAAGAGAAATAAGTTATTCGCCTCTATGCGCTTTCCTTACAACACACATTACGTCTACGTGAAATGCAAAGTATGTGGTGCTACGAGTAGAGTCTATGTTGCCATTGAGAATGCAATCGAGGCATGGAACAGGAGGGCTGACGTGGTACGTGGGAGAAAAATTGAAGACGGAGACATGGGGTGTTTTTGGCTGTGCTCTCTGTGCGGCGAATGTTTGCCGTATGGTGCGAACTACTGCCCCAACTGCGGTGCGAAAATGGACGGAAGGGGATGAAAAGTGATGTCTTGGTGGAACGCAAAATACACGAACGGCGATGGCGACAACGAAATCACTTTTGGTAGCAAATATTACGAGAGGGCAAAGGCGGTTGAAAAGGTATGTCAGGACGTGATTGATAAAAAAGTCAAAACGCCGGACGATGTGGCGGTCGTGGTGCGTTGCAAGGACTGTAAGCATGAGTTTGGCGGGAGCTGCGTTATTTGCGGGTTCCAGAGCCGCAAGCCGGAGGACTTCTGCTCCTACGGTAAGAGAAAGGAGGAATAGCGTCATAAAACAAATGAAACCAACGACAAATGACCGCATTATTGCCGCTGCGTGGGTGCTGCTGATACTGGCGGCGGCGCTGGTGGTGCTGACCGGCTTTTCTGCAAAGGAGCCGGAGCGCGAGGAGCGCACGATTCTGGTGATCGAGGGCGGCCCACACGAAGAACCATACGAAGACCAGGACGAAGCGAAGAAAAGCGCGGAGGCGGTGATTTCAGCCATCGGAACAGACCGGGAGTTTGAGACCTTCGGCTACGACGTGACGAAGGTGCTTCAGATCGTTACGGCAGAAGCGGGAAACGATGCCGACCAGTGCCGCGGCATTGTACAAGCCCTGTTTAACGCTTGCAATCGCCACAGGAACCGCTACACGCCGGAGGACGTATGCAGGGAGTATCAGTATACCACCCCAGCAAGCTGGGTGTCTGACGCGGCGCGAAACGCCTTTTGCGAGGTGTTTGTGTACGGTGAAACATTTACCGACATCGGCAATGCGACGGTGTTTTATAATCCCCAGATCGCCGGACACAGTGAATACCATGAGGGGCAGATTTACGTTTGCAGCATCGGAGATGTGAAGTATTTCGAGGAAGTGTGAAAAGTGTTTAATTAGAATAACTACTTTAGAAAATCCGCGTTTTTGCACTATAAACATTGCAAAAAGTGTGGTACAATAGTCACGGGGACGTGCGGACCCTATGACACCTCCTATTCATCATCTTGCTTGCATTCATTTTTCATTCTCCTTTCTGTGTCCCGTCGTTGCACGGCGGCGGGCACACACGGCATTGTAGCTCAGTTGGAAGAGCGCACGGCGGAAACCGCCGCCGATGGACGATGCAGGGTTCGATTCCCGCCAATGCCTCCATACCGCCTTTTACGGTATTGTTTTCCTTTCAACCGCTTTCCCGCCAGCGGTATATGACGGGCATACGCCGGACTGCGTGAGCTACCCCACGATCAGGGGCGGGAGGTCGCGCCTCCCATCCGGCCACAGTGTGCCGACACATAGAAAACGGCTGGGTAATACGGAGCCTGTAGAGACGGAATCCGCGACGAAAAAAGCGGTGCGGCACTACCGTGGGCAAGTGGCATAGCGTCCCGCCCGAAAGTGTGCCAGAACATTGAAGCGGTAGGCGCTCCGCCATGCGTTTACCATGGAGTTCCGAAGGGTTGTGCGTATTCCTCAAGGCGGATAGGCGGAAGCCGAAAGAAAACGCACTGTATGCGGCATAGGTGCCCCGTAAGGGGAGACCACAGCGAGTGACGGGGACTTTCCCTGAAGCGCTAAAGCAGGGCAGGACTGCAATGCCGCACCAACCACACAAGCGGGCGAGGAAGCGCGAGAAGTTAAGTGCACACAAGCTGTGGCCACAGCGGCGGACAGTTAATCCGCAAAAACAGTGTGCGGCTGATGAAAAGGCGCAGCGCGGTGTGATTGCGCTGGCAGACCGCTGTATGGGATGCGTCCCAAATAGTCTGCTTACTTCGTATAGGACTTCCCGCACCTCTTGGCAATGTGTCCCAGGGAAGACGTTATATTCAGGTGAGGCGAAAGCCGGGTACAGACGTGCCAATGACAAAGGCCAGTGGTGGGAGGACGGTGCGTCAGACAAAGGAGGCCACATGGAAGTAAAAAACAAGCGGCTGGCGGATATTATGCCGTATGCTGCAAATGCCAAGAAGCACGACAGACGGCAAATCAACAATGTGGCCGAAAGCATTAAACAGTACGGGTTCGTGCAGCCGATTGTGATTGACCGAGAGGGTGTTATTGTCATCGGCCACTGCCGCGCTATGGCGGCAAAGAAGTTGGGCATGGAAGAAGTGCCTTGCGTCTGCGTGGACGATCTGACACCGGAGCAGGTGAACGCCCTGCGGCTGGTGGATAACAAGAGCAACGAGAGCGATTGGGACTTTGATTTGCTGGCAGATGAACTGCCCGGGCTTGACCTGTCAGGATTTGATTTCGATTGGGGATTGCGCGACGAGCTGGACGATTCCGTTGTCGAGGATGATTATGAACCTGTCATCCCAGCGAATCCTAAGAGCAAGCTTGGAGATGTGTACCAGCTGGAAGACCATCGCCTTATGTGCGGAGACAGCACGTCTTTGACGGACGTACAAAAGCTTCTGGGTGGGGCACAAATTGATTTACTGCTTACTGACCCTCCTTACAACGTGGACTATCAGGGCACCGCCGGCAAAATCAAAAACGATAACATGGAAGATGCAACCTTTAGGCGGTTCCTGACGGATGCCTTCTCCAATGCGGCGATGGTCATGAAGCCCGGCGCTCCGTTCTATATCTGGCATGCAGGGCTCGAAGGATATAATTTTTTTGGAGCTTGCAAAGATGCTGCTTTGCGTGTTCATCAGATGCTTATATGGGTAAAGAATATATCTGCGTTCGGTCGGCAAGATTATCAGTGGAAACATGAGCCGTGCCTGTACGGTGAGAGTGAAATTGAAGAGGATGCGCATGAGCCTTGCCTTTACGGATGGACGGAAGGAAAGAAGCATTACTTCTTCAAGAACCGCAGACAGACAACTGTTCTTAATTTTGATAAGCCGATTAAGTCTGCGGAGCATCCGACCATGAAGCCGATTAAGCTGTTTGATTATCAGATGCAGTGTTCCAGCAAACCGGGCGAGAATGTCCTCGATCTGTTTGCTGGTTCCGGCACAACGATAATGGCGGCAGAGCAGAACGGCAGGCACGCATACTGCATGGAGTTTGACCCAAAGTATGCCGATGTAATCATTGATCGTTGGGAGAAGTTTACAGGAGAAAAGGCGGTGCTGGTCAGTGACGATTAAAGAAGCACAGGCCATAATGCAGAAAACAACCAGCCCGTACTTAAAGCGGGACATGGAGAAGTTTATAAAACGTCAAAGGAGAAAGGAGGGTATGTGTGGCAAGACCGAGAAAAGAAATAGATCAGAAGCAGTTCGAGACCCTTTGCGGGCTGCAATGCACCCTTCCGGAGTTTTGCGACGCGCTTGACGTCACAGATAAAACGCTGGACGCTTGGTGTAAGCGCACATACGGGAAACATTTTTCCGAGGTATTCGCCCAAAAGAGAGGGCGCGGTAAAATATCGCTACGAAGAATGCAGTGGCGGCTTGCCGAAAAGAACGCCACAATGGCGATCTGGCTTGGTAAGCAATATCTTGGTCAGCGAGACGAGCCGGAGGAAACCGTTGACGTGGAGGACACCGACGCCTATCTGAAAGAAGCAGGCATCGAATGAAGACGGTGACAATTCGCCCTGCTTTTGGCGAAAAGCACAAGGCGTACATTCAGGACGCTACACGATGCACAATTTCTGTTGCAGAAGGTGCCGTTCGTGCTGGTAAGACCATCGACAACATTGCTGCTTTTGCGGCGCTGATAGAAAAAGGAACCCCGGATAGGATTCATCTCGCCACAGGTTCCACGGCGGCAAATGCAAAGCTCAACATTGGCGATGCAAACGGATTCGGGCTTGAGTATATCTTCCGTGGCCGGTGCCGGTGGACGAAATATAAAGGGAACGAAGCCCTTGTGATAAAGTCTTGCGGACGCGATTATGTTGTAATCTTTGCAGGTGGCGCAAAGGCGGACAGTTTCAAGAAAATACGAGGCAACTCGTATGGGATGTGGATTGCCACGGAGATCAACCTACATCACGAGGATACGATCAAAGAAGCATTTAACCGCCAGCTTGCGGCAAAGGTGCGCCGCGTTTTTTGGGATTTGAACCCATCATCGCCGGGGCATTGGATATACCAGCGGTATATTGACCGGTTTCGTTCCCAATTTGGAGAACGATATAATTATCGTCACTTCACCATCCGCGACAATGCGACAATTACAGCGCAACGGTTGGCGGAGATCGAGAGCCAGTATGACACAAGTAGCATCTGGTATCGTCGTGATATTCTTGGCGAGCGTTGTATTGCCGAGGGTCTGGTGTACCCCATGTTTTCCCGCGAGGTCAACGTGACGAGCGAACGGGGCGGGCCGGGGACGTATTACATCAGCTGCGACTACGGTACGCAGAACCCTACGGTACTTGGGCTGTGGCGCGTACACAAGGGAGAAGCTGTGATGGAGAAGGAATACTATCACAGCGGGCGCGAAACCAACCGGCAGAAGACAGACGAGGAGTATTATCAAGACCTGGAATGTTTTGCGGATGGGTACAAGATCGAGCGGATCATCATTGATCCCAGCGCCGCATCGTTTGCCGAGTGCATACGGCGGCACGGAAAATTCGCCGTGTGGAACGCTAATAATGCGGTGTTGGACGGTATCCGCTTGACTGGTGCTTTGCTCAAGGCGGGGAAGCTGAAATTCCACGAGAGCTGCGTGAAAACGTTTGAGGAATTCGGGCTTTACAGCTGGGATTCCGAAGCGGCGGAAGATAAAGTGATAAAAGAGAACGACCATTCCCTAGACCAGACACGCTATTTATGTAGTACCGTTATTAGGAGAGAGTTAAGATGAGCTTTTTGGGCAGTTTCGTAAATGCGGTAAGACGCGCATTATTCCCGCAGGCTGTGGCCGAGCGGGAATTTGGTGTATCTCCCGCCATCAGTATGACGATGGAGCAGCAGATCGCGCTATGGTATGCGATGCTGGTCAATACGCCGCCCTGGCAGGACTGCAATGTGAAAGCGGTGGGACTGCCTGCCGCCATTTGCCGAGAGGTGACGCGGCCAACGCTGGTGGAGTTCACGGCCAACATCACGGGCAGCCGGCGGGCGGACTACTTAAACGATAGTTTTAAGCTGGCAAAGGAGCGCTTTGGCAATGCGCTGGAGCTGGGACTTGCGCTGGGTGGCGTGGCCTTGAAGCCGTACATCTACGGCGACAAGCTCCTGGTGGACATGACCGGCGCGGCGGGTTTTCAGCCGACGAAGTTTGACCCGACCGGGCGATGCATCGGCGGCGTGTTCCGCGACAAGCCGGTGAAGGTCAATGGCAAGTATTATGTGCGTCTGGAATCCCACGATCTGACCGATACTGTTTACACCATCAAGAACAAGGCGTATTATAGTGATTCCACCGGCTCTGTGGGTGCGCCTGCGCCGCTGGAAGTGGTGCCGGAATGGGCGGACATTCAGGAGGAAGTGACCATCCAGAACATGGACGGGCCGTTGTTCGCCTATTTCAAACCGCCCATTGCCAACACAGCAGACACAAACAGCCTGTGCGGCATGTCCATCTACGGCGATGCGGCGACAATGGAGCTGATCAAACAGGCCGATGAACAGTGGGAGCGTCTGTGGTGGGAGTTTAAATCTGGTGAGCGCAAGGTGCTGATGGACGGCAACACAAGCACGGCCAACATGTTTGACAAGCGGCTGTTTGAGATTGGCGCTTTTACGGCTGACGGTGACTTCTACCAGTTCCTTAACCCTGAATTGCGAAACGATGCGGTTTACAAGGGCTTTCAGGACGTTCTTCGGCGTATTGAGTTTAACGTCGGCTTGTCTTACGGTGACATTTCTGACCCCCAGACGGTAGAAAAGACTGCAACAGAGATCAGAAGCGGCAAGCAGCGAAAGTATGTGCTGATTAGCAGCATCCAGACGGCGCTTGAACACACGTTTGATGCGTTGATTTACGCAATGGATGTGTATGCCACGCTCTACGGTCTGGCTGCGGATGGCGAGTATGAGGTTACTTACGATTGGGGTGACAGCATCCTTGACGATCAGGAAACCAAGGGCAACGAGTTTGCCCGCGATTTGCAGCTGCTGAACGCCGGGATCATGAATGACTGGGAGTTTAGAGCAAAATATTTCAACGAGGATGAGGCGACCGCAAAGGCGGCGCTGCCGAAGATGCAGGACGTTGTGACTGAAGCTCAAAGCGAGATTGAATGAGAAAGTACGATTTCACACCCGAACTGCTTGATGCGCTGCCGGAGGAATTGGCGGAACTTTATCGCGGGTTGGAAGATACCTTGCTGATGGAGATATGCGCCCGGCTCAAAGCTGCGGACGAGTTGAATGAGGTCACGGTGCAGGACATCAAGGCGCTACGGGCGCATGGCATTGACCTAAAGGATATCGAGAAAGCCATACGCAAGACCACGGGCATCAGTGAGCAGAAGCTCAAGAAGCTGCTGGACGATGTGGTGGCGCGGAATCAGGCGTATTACACCGAGCTTATCGCGCTGGCGGATATGACGCGGCCTGATGTGCTGGTGGATGCGGCGGCTATCGCGGCAATCTACGCACAGACAAAGCAGGAGTGCCGGAACATCACCAGAAGCATGGGCTTTTTGGTGGACAATGGGCGCACGACGCTGCCGCCTGCAAAAGCATACCAATGGTGTTGCGATTCGGCCCTTATGCAAGTGCAGAGCGGCGCGATTTCCTACAATCAAGCTATTTCCAACGCGGTCAAGCAGCTGGCGGACAGTGGCCTAAAAACGGTGGACTACGAAAGTGGGCATCGGGATCAGGTAGACGTGGCTGCAAGACGGGCCGTAATGACCGGCGTGAACGCTCTCAACCAGAAGTATGCGGAGCAATCTGCCGACTATTTGGAAACCGATCTTGTGGAAGTGAGCGCCCATATTGGGGCGAGAAACACAGGAAACGGGCTGGAAAACCATGAGAGTTGGCAAGGCGGCGTGTATCGGTGGGCTGAGAAGCTTGGAGATTCAAAGGGCGAGTACAAGGATTTTGTTGCCACCACGGGCTACGGCCAGGGCGCCGGCCTGGGCGGTTGGAACTGCCGACACACCTTTTACCCGTTCGTGGAGGGTGTCAGTGAGCCGACATATTCACAGGCCGATCTTGACGCCATGAAAGGCGAAAACCGCAAGTTTGTGTTTGATGGCAAGGAATACGACGGGTACACAGCTACACAGATGCAGCGCAGCATAGAGCGCCAAATACGCAAGCAGAGGCGTCTCAGAGACGCTTATAAGGCCGCAGGGCTGAAAGATGATGAGACCGCCGCCAACATCAAGTTGCGTCGCCTGAACGCCAAATACAAGGAGTTCAGCAAGGCGGCGGAACTGCCGGAGCAACCGGAGCGGTTGAAGGTGCTTTATGGCGATACAAAAAGCACTGCCGCCGCTCAAGCGCTTAAGGCGCAGCGGCAAGCAGAAGCAGCACAGGCAGCGTTGCAAAACGAGAAGAATATCGCTATACTGAAAGAGAAGATCGCCAACGGCGAGATATCCACAGCAATCAGGCCACAGGTGCAAGCACGTCATATCGAAGGAACGGCGGAGTTTGAGCGGTATAAGGTGCAAAGATTTGCAAAGGGGCAGACTCCGCAAAGCATTTTAACGATTAACGCGAAGGAAGCTCAAGAAATCGTTGATAAATACGCCTGCACGGGAACTGTGACTATTAAAACGCCGAAAGACGCTCCAATAGAAATCAGAGAGTATAAGAACGTGGATAAGGTGATTGGGCAATACTACAAAAACAATGCTTTCCACAGCACAAAACGTGCCATAATTGTGTACGCAAAAAAGGGGACACACATTATTCCGACGATTCCAAAGGAGGATCAACATGGTTAATATTTGGGATTATGCCAATGAGCTGCCCCGCATAAAGCTTAAAACGGTAAACGGGACTGAGCTTATCGGGAATGTTGTTGCGGTTTTTGACGCTGACGAGATAGAAAGCGCACAGGACTGCATAGATGTTGAACTTGATAATGGAGAAATTAAGTCCTTTTTTCCGGAAGATATTGAAAGCATTGAGGTGCTTACATGAACGAAAACGCGGTGTTGGGCGCAAACAATGATATCTTGCGGGCTATTAACAGCGTTTTGAAAAAGGGCGACCGGGTGGAGCTGATCCCCACCAAAGACGGGGTAAGGGTGATACATATTCGGCGCGAGAATGTGGACATAAACAGGTGCAAAATGAAGCAATAGGCGCTTGCCATCGGCTGTGTGGTATGGTATAATAAATCAAACAAATATTCGACCTCGCTCTAAGCGGTGAGTGAGAAGAGCCGAGAGGGGCTAACTGACTACGAATTGTAGTTGGTTAGCCCCTCTTTCTTTTTTTCAAAATTTTTGACCGGCCCGAAGTCGCAAAACTACGGGGCCACAGTGGACGCGACCCACGCGAAAAAAGCGAAGTGGCGAAGGAGCAGACATGAAACGCGATTTTTTGGAAGGTCTGGGGCTGGAAAAGGACGTTGTGGACAAGATCCTCGACGAAAACAGCCGGGACATTGGCCGGGAGAAGCAGAAAGCGGATCAGGCCAAGGAGGACTTGGCGGCGGCACAGAAGAATCTTGCCGACCGTGACAAGGACATCGAGGAGCTGAAGAAATCCAGCGGCGACGCGGAGGGCATCCGCAAGCAGCTGGAGGAGCTGCAGGGCAAGTACACCAAGGAAACCGCCGAGTACAAGGCCCATATCGCTGACCGGGACTATTCCGATGCCATTCACAAGGTGATTGGAGAGAAGGGCATCAAATTCAGCTCCAAGGCGGCGGAACGTGCCTATGTCGCAGACCTGAAAACCAAGGGATTGAAGCTGGAAAACGGCGTGTTTGAGGGCTTTGACGAGTGGCACAAGGCGCAGATGGACGCAGACCCCAGCGCGTTTCAGACCGGCAAGCCCGCACCTACGTTTGCAAAGCCCGTCGGTACCGGCGGCGCTCCTAAAGCGGAGGGTCTGGGCGCAATGTACGCAAAACAATTCAACGCGCAGTATGCGCAGACAACTACGAAGGAGTGATTTGATCCATGTCTTTTGTGACCAATACCGCATGCACCAAGCGGCCTAATTTCCTGGAAAGCGAAGTTGGTTTGGTGCTGAAGACCCGCGAGATTCCCGCCTCTATGGGCGTGCAGGACGGCATTTATAAGATCGTCGCACCCGGCACCCCTTATCCCTCCAACGACGGCAACGCTGTTGGCATCGTGTTTGAGGCCGTGGACGTGACCAGCGGCGACATGCCCGGCTCCGTTCTGGTGGCTGGCCGTGTGCTGGCGGAAAACCTGAAGCTGGCGACCGCCGCCAAGACCGCGCTGGCCGGTAAGGGCATCGTGTTCGTCGACACCCCCGCCATTACTCGCGGCTACACCGTGACTTATGACAAGAACGACGGTACCGGTACGCCTCCCGTGGATGGCAACAGCTACTTTGAGGGCTCTATGGCCCAGGTTTCCACCAGCTACCCGCTGACTAAGGCCAGCAACAAGCAGACCGGCTGGAGCACCAGCAAGGGCGGCGCCGCTGTGACCGAAGTGGAGATCACCGGCGATGTGACCCTGTACCCCGTGTGGACGACCAACGGCTAAGTAAGGAGGTAAGAAACTATGCCTGATATCCTGAACATGATCTCCAGCGCCGAGCGCCTGGAATTTGCACAGAATCTGTCTGTCGCGCGGCCTGCTTACATCGGCGACCGCATTTTCCCTGACCAGAAGACCGCCAACCTCAAGGCGGAGTATCTGCGTCTGGCTGACGGTGCCAACATCCCCGTGATGGCAACCGTACACGCTTTTGACACTGAGGCCGAGATCGGAACCCGCCCCGTGTTTGAGAAGACCGAGGTGGAAAAGCTGCTGATCAAGCGCAAGATCAACCAGACCGAGCGCGTGCGGCTGATGATCGAAAACGGCGTGAGCGACGAGAACGAGATCATTCGCTATGTCTTTGACGATATGCGCCAGATGGCCGAGGCCGTCAAGACCCGCACCGAAGTCGCCAAGATGGAAGTGCTGGCCACCGGCAAAATGACCATCAATGAAAACAACCTGAATCTCAAGGTGGACTACGGCGTTCCCACCAAGAACACCGGCTTCAAGATCGATTTTGGACCCGATGCCGATATCGTGGGCCAGATCATGGCCGTGGCTGACGCTGCCGCTGAGTCCGGCAACGCACTGACAGAGATCGTGACCTCCACCAAGATTCTGCGAAAGCTGGCTGCCAACAAGGGCATTCAGACGCTGATCTACGGCACCGTGGGTGCTGGCACTTATGTTCCTGCCGAGAGAATCCGCTCTCTGTTTGCAGAGCTGTTCGGCTTTGGCGTGATCACCACCAACGATCTGCGCTATAAGACCCAGACCGCCAGCGGCAACGAGGCCACCAAGCGCTTTTTCCCCGAAGACAAGATGGCGTTCCTGTGCAATGGCACATCTTCCTCCTTCGGCGTTGGCCTGTGGGGCGTGACTCCCGAGGAAGCCGACTACGGCCAGTACAACGAAAAGAGCGCCAACCAGTTTATCACCATTACCCAGTGGGCCACTCCTGACCCCGTGGCGGTGTGGACGAAGGCCAGCGGCGTGTTTATCCCCGTTGTGCCCAATCCCAACGGCCTGTTTATCGCAGCCGACACCAGCAAGTAAGCGCGCCTCCTCCCCGCCCCGATGGGAAACCTGACGGGTGGGGAGGAAACGATATAAAGGAGGCGGAAAACATGGCATACGCAGATTATGAATACTACGCCACCGAGTTCTACGGCACGGCCATCGACGATGACGTTTTCCCGGCTTTGGCTGGTAGGGCATCGGCCTATGTGGACTATGTGACCATGAACCGCGCCAGAAACGTCACCGGCGAAACCATGACCGCCGTGAAAAACGCGGTGTGCGCCCTGGCAGAGGTGATGCAGGACGGCGAACGGCTGAACAGCGTCGCCTTTAACGCCGAAAGACCTGTAGCAAGCGAATCCGTGGGCGACTGGTCAAAAAGCTACGGCACGAAAGCGGTATCTGCCGCCGATATGCAGCTGCTGGAAGCCAGAAAGCGGGAGATCGCGGCCATGTATCTGGCGCCTTACGGACTACTGAAAGCAAGGGGGTACGGATCATGTCCATGTTCTCCCACACGGTAACGCTCTATAATGTGACCCGCGAGGTGGACACCAGCACCATGCAGGACATGACAAAGCTCTATGTGACGGTGCTTGAGGGTGTGCTGCTGTCCGCTTCCAAAGCGGCCAACGTGCGGGCCAGCGGCCTTGAAGGAGCCGATGCGGTAAACCTGTACATCCCGTTTTTAGTTGTTGCAAAAGATGCAACGACTGGCAAAAAGAAACGGTATGCAGGGCCGCAGGACTTCTGGAACGCGGAGGAAAAGTCCGGACTGTGGACACTTTCCACCAACGGCAACGGCGGAGAGAGCTTTTTCGTCAAGGGGCGATTTGTCACAGACAACGAGACTGTGGCAAGGGCGCATGACGACTGCTACGAGGTGACAAAAGTGGATATGAAGGACTACGGCGACCTGAAACACTGGGCCGTGGGAGGTAAGTGATGGGGCTGAAATTCAGCGTACACACCGAGGGCATGGACGATGTGCGGCGGCAGCTGGCGCTTGCCTGTGATAAGGCCGAACACGTTCTTGCTATTCAGGTGGAAGCCGACACGGTGCCGTACGTTCCGGCGCTGAATGAATCTTTGACGAATCGGACACGGGCTATCGGGAACACGGTGGTGTACCCAGGGCCTTACGCCAGATACCTCTACTACGGCAAGGTCATGGTGGACGCCAACGGAAACGGGCCGATGCATTTTGTGGGCAAAGACGGCAACGAGGTGATCAAGTTCCCGAAAGGCTCCAAGCTTCACGCAACGGACAGAGACCTTGTTTTCAAAACAGCCGTGCACCCGAACGCGCAAGCGCATTGGTGCGAGGCATCCAAGGCGCAGAACCTGGAAAAATGGGTGCGCGTGGCGCAAAAGGCGGTGGCGAAGTATGGCAAATGACAAACCGAAAAAGCTGGTTTCAGCGGCAGAGGAGGACAAAATTTCCCGTGCGATGCTGGTATGGCTGAACACCTGGCCGGACAAGCCGGTGGATGTGATCCGGTACGAGTTCCTTCCGGCTGACAGCGAGGGCGCAATGGCTCTTTCCACCATTCAGGGAACTTACATTACACGGCGCTACATCTTGGGCGGCCATCAGGCAGAGTACCAGTTCAAGGTGATCTACCGGCTGAAACCGGGCAACAGCAACGACAAGCGCCTGAAAGCCGACGAAATGTTAGACAGTCTGGCAGATTGGGCGGCAGACGGCGGGCCGGACATCGGGGACGACGCACGGGTGATCCGCGTAGAAGCTACGACGCGATCCGCATTGTTCGGCGCATACGACAACGGCGACGAGGATCATCAGATCCTCATGAAAATGACTTACGAGGTGATAACAAATGCCTGATAACACTTTTAACACGACAGCGGGCCAGACCATTGACCGTGAGCTTCTGATCGCATACTCAAACACCGGCACCAGTGCTTCCCCGGAGTGGTCGGCCTTTGGCACCCGCGTGACGGACTCCAGCATGGAGTACGATTGGCAGGAGGATTCCAGCAAGGACATTCTGGGCACCACCCGCACCACCATGAAAAAGCCCATTGTCACGCAGACCTTTGACCCCTGCGATCTGGACAGCGGAGACAAGGCGCTGACGAAGATTTGGGAGTTGGCCGTGAAGAAGCAGGACGCGGCAGCACTGGCAAATCAGGACGTGCTGATCGTCCACCACTACGCTGGCACCGCAAAGACGGCGGTGTTTGCCGAGCGCTACGAGGGCGCGATGGTGAAGCCCTCCAGCCTTGGTGGTGAGGGCGGCGGCTTTGTGGGCATGCCTATTGACGTTACTTACGGCGGCACCCGCACCACAGGTACAGCTTCCGTGACCGCCGGTGTGGTGACGTTTACGGCAGATTCGGAGTAATTGACCGAAGGAGGCGCGACAAATGAAGGAACTGAAAATCGCAACAGGCGTTGAAACCTATAAGTTGAACGATTCCGTTGAGGTTTCTTTCAACCCCACAGACGGCGCGTTTGTGGAAAAGCTTTTTAACGCCTTTGACACGCTGGACAAGCGGCAGGAATCCTATAAGGCCGAGGTGGAAAAGACCGCTGGCAAGAAGGAGCTTTTTGAGGTGGCCCGGAAACTGGACAGCGAAATGCGGGAGATCGTCAACGATGTGTTCGGCTTTGACGTATGCACCGGCCTTTTCGGAGCGCTGAATGTGTACGCGCTGGCAGACGGCCTGCCCATCTGGGCGAATTTGATGCTTGCCATCATGGACGAGATCGATGCCACGATGCTGCGGGAAAAGAAAGCCGCCGATCCCCGCATTGCCAAGTACACCAAGAAGTACCACAGATGACGTACACGCTGCCGACATCCGTTGAGATCAACGGGCAGGAGTACGAGGTGCGGTCAGATTTCCGGGTCATTCTGGACATTCTGGAGGCCATTGGTGACGTGGAACTGGATGACCAGCAGCGGGCGGTGGTGGTGCTGGATATCTTCTATCCCGGATTTGAAGACATGCCTGCCGACGATTATGAGGAAGCCATTGCAAAATGCATGTGGTTCATCAACTGCGGGCAGATGGAAGAAACCGGCAAGAAGCCCAAAAAGCTGGTGGACTGGCAGCAGGATTTTCCCGTGATCGTAGCGCCGGTGAACCGCGTGATGGGAACAGAAGTTCGGTTGATGGATTATCTGCATTGGTGGACGTTCATCGGGGCGTATCAGGAGATCGGCGATTGCCTGTTTGCTCAGATTGTAGGCATCCGGCAGAAGCTTGCCAACGGAAAGGCTTTGGACAAAAGCGAGAGAGAGTTTTACCGGAACAACCGGAATCTTGTTGACCTGAAGCAGAGATACACCGATTGGGAGAACGATAAGATTCAGGAATGGGTGTGAAAAAGCCGCCCCAAAATGGGGCGGCTTTTCCGAAAACTTATTTGTTTGGGTAAATGGTGACGGGTTCGCTTTTTTCCACTGTGGAAACGCTGTTGTTGTCGTAAGCGACAAGGGAAAAATCTATCTTTTCCACATCAGAAAGCGGCGTTTCGCAAGTGATAATAAAAGACCCTGTTACCTTTTTCCCTGCCATTGTTGTAATCGGCATTCCAGTGGCGCAGTAGCAATGCGAGTCATCGACATAAACATCATCGAGCATATAAAAGCATTCGGTATCACTGGTGTTTTCAATGCTCATCTTGATATAAAAAGCGCCATTTATAAAATCTGGAGCAAAACACTTTTCAACTTTGGCGGTAAAGCTGCTGGTGGTTATTGTTAATTCTTCGACTGTGGGCGATTCTCCACCTGTGGAATTATTGGTTCCCTGCGGCGTATAACCCCCGCTGCAAGACTTTGCCATAATGCCAATAACGGCGCAAAGCGTGATGACAATAATGATGGCGCAGGCGCTCAAGGCCCCGATGTGCTGTTTTGCTCCGCACTTCGGACAGACTTTTGCAGATTTCGCTATTTCAGCGCCGCAGGTTTTGCATTTTACAAGTTTTGCCATTTTTATAACCCCTCCATAAACATAATTTGTGCGCGTATACGGATTATATCACTTTTGCACAAATAAGTCCACACAAATTAACGAAAGCGTGGTGATCATGTGAGCGCTGACGGTTCCGTCGTTATTCAAGTTGATCTTGAAAACAAAAAAGCAGAAAAAAAGCTTGAAGACCTGACAAAGAAAGCCGAGCAGGTTCAAAAAAGTCTTGAGAATAGCAAGCCAATCACTTTCAACATGGACGTTTCTGACGCTGAAAAAGAAATCGGGCGTTTAAAAACAAGCATCAGCAAGCTTGAAGAAGACGCGGAAGTGACAAGGCGTCTTATGGCGAACACAGACGCAGAACGAGACGCGATCATGCGCAAAATCGAAAGCTCCGACACTGTCCTTGAAAGAGAAAAAATCAAAGAACTGCAAGCCGAATATGACAAGCTTGGCACAAAAGCTGAAAACTACGATGAAAAACTGAAAGCAATCAATGTCCGGCTGGATGTCCAGAAAGAAAAAATTGGCGGCATCGCCCAAGGTGTCGTTGCGGCTGAAAATGCGGCGAAAGCGGTCGCAGAAAAAGTAGAAGCCGCTGCCAGCACAACAAACGAGCTTGGCGATGCGGCAAACGCAACAGCGAAAAATGTACAGTCGGTCGAATCCGCCGCTACGGGCGCAGAGACAGCGCTTGCTGGAGCCAAAAACCAAACAAACGGCATGAGCGACGCGGCAGAGGAAGCGGCAAAGCGCATGGACAAATTCGGTCAGCATGTAAAAACGCTTGCCAGGCGCGTTCTGGTTTTTTCGCTGATCACGGCCGGATTAAGAGCGCTGAAAGATTACCTGTGGGAAGCCATCAAGACAAACAACGAGGCAGTGGCGGCCATCGCGAGGCTGAAAGGCGCGTTGATGACGCTGGCGCAGCCCATTGTAGAGGTGGTGATACCGGCGTTTACATTGCTGATCAACGTGCTGACCCGCATTGTAACGGCGGTGGCAAAGCTGGTTTCTATGCTGTTCGGCACCACGATCCAAAAATCGGCGGCAGGCGCAAAAGCGCTGAACAAGCAGAAAAACGCCATCCAGGACGTAGGCGAAGCGGCGGAGGAAGCGTCTGGCAGTCTGGCAGACTTTGACGAGCTGACCACGATCTCTTACTCCGACAACAAATCCTCCGGCGGCGGACTTGGCGACATGGGACTTGACGCCAGCGGTGGAATCGCGCCGGACTTTACCAGCATGATAGACGATGGGTTGAGCGCCATTCTGGAACTGTTCACCGGCGCGGCGCTGCTGGCGCTGGGTGCTATCCTGACCTTCTCCGGCGCAAATATCCCGCTGGGTATCGCGCTGATGGTGTTAGGCGCTATCGCCATCTGGGACGCCATTTCGGAGAACTGGGACGCGATAAAAGAAATGCTGCAAGGGCCGCTGGGCTGGGCGGTTTCCATTCTTAGTGTGGCAGTGCTGGTCATTGGCGCCATCCTAATCTTTTCCGGTGCAAATGTTCCGCTTGGCTTGGGACTACTAATTATGGGGGCTATCGGCCTTGCGTCTGCTGTGGCGGCCAACTGGAACTACATTGTGGAAGCACTGCAAGGGCCGCTTGGATTGGTTGTTGGCTTGCTGGGCGCGGCGCTGTTAGTGCTTGGCATTGTTCTTTTATTTACCGGCGTTGGCGTTCCGCTTGGACTAGGCTTAATTCTGATTGGCGCAACAGGCTTGGCAGCGGCCATCGCACCCAACTGGAACTTTTTAAAAGAAAAGTTGGTTGGATGCTGGGAAAGCATCAAAAACTGGTGGAACACAAAGGTAAAAAAGTTTGTGTCTGAACACTGGTGGGCGCAGCTGGGCTTAAAAATAATCGGTGGTCTTTTGGCGGGGCTAATCAACAAGTGGAAAGGCGTAGTTACTTGGGTGACAAACGCAGTGAAATGGATCACCAACGCTTTTAGCAGCGTACTGAATTTTCTGAGCGGCGGTAAAGGCACGTTTGCCTCACGAAATAATCTTGGCTCCGGTGGTATCGGTGGATACAAGAAGCAAACTATGCCCGCGCTGCGTCGCGTTGAGGTGCCTGCCCTAGCACAGGGCGCGGTCATCCCTGCCAACAAGAAGTTTCTGGCGGTGTTGGGCGACCAGACCAACGGAACAAACGTAGAGGCTCCCTTGAGTACTATTCAACAGGCGGCTGTTCAGGCGTTTGCGGAAATGGGGCCGGAGTTCGCGCGGTACATTGTGCAGGCGTTTGTGGAGGCCGGTATGCTGGGCAACATCCGGGCTATCGAGGACTACGCAAGAGTGACGGCACAGAAGGATTTCACGCTGGGCAAACCTTCGTCCTCTGCTGGGCGGTGGGTCAGCCAAAGCATGGAGGCATATGAAGCGGTAAGGGGGTGACGGGATGTATAACGGCTATCTGGTAAAGGTCAACGGGACGGTGTTCCCCATGAAATACATCGCAGAAAAGTCATACACCGCGCACCCCGACCAGCGTCTTGACCTGGACAGTGAGCGAGACGCGACGGGCGTTCTGCACCGCCAAGTGGTGAGCCACATGCCAAACAAGGTGGAGTTTAATACCATTTCGCTGACCAACACCGAGGTGGCGGAGATCACGCGGATCACAGGTCTTGGCCCGTCCAACCGGGCGCGGGACGTTACCATTGAGTTATACAACACAGAAACGGACGGATACGAGACGGCGCGGTGCTATATTCCCAATCTGGAATACTCTATCGATTGGATCGACAACGAGAAAAAGGTGATCCACTACTCCCCAATCCGATACGCATTCATCGAATACTAAGGAGGTGGCCGTTTGTATCAGGCAAGCACGGCATTTCATACATCGGCCATGTCCGAGACTGCGGAAAAGCGGCTGCTGATGCAGTTTCCCAACACGTTTCTGACGGGCGAAGATGTGGGCGATATTGAAGTCACTTATCCGCTGAATGAGGAAACGGACGTATCTGTCGGTAAATGCGTATCGGCGGAGCTGAAAACGTCAGTTTTGAACTACCACGGGCTGTTGAGCGGTTTCGGGTTCGGAAAGTGCGATGTTTCTCTCGGCACGTTGGTAGGCACAGATGCATGGAGCGGCGGATTAGGCGTGGTGTACGGCTACGGCACAGAGAGTGCGGTGACCATTACGGCAAATGCCACAGCGCCGTATCTGAGCGGCGTCACGGGTGACCAGCCCACATTTGCCCCCTTATGTCTTGTTATCGTCAACAACACGTTATACGCGGGGGACGGGACAAACCTGTGGGCAGCTACCATTGACGGTACGACCCTGACAGCAAAAGCCGTGGACAACGATTTTCTGGCGTATAAGCTGGGGAAATGGTCGGGAAAAGGCATCAGCTATCAGGGGAACATGGCGTATGAGTTCGCCGACGCGGTGAACAAGTACGAGTATGTTCCGCTGGGGACGTTCTACTTCTCGACACCGGAGCAGCGGCGGGTAGCAAATATTTCCTGCGAAGCGCTGGACGGGATGCAGAAGTTCAACGTGGACGTGGACGACTGGTGGGCTGGTCTCACATGGCCGCTGACACGGGGACAGCTTCTCCAAAGCCTGTGTACAGAAGTAGGAGTGACGTTAAAGACCGCCACTTTCCCCGGCAGCGCAGAGTCTATTGCATCGGCTCCAATGGCAGGAAACGGCCTTGTGGGCAAGGATGTATTGGGTTGGATCTCGGAAACGGCGTGTGCCTACGCACGGATGAGCCGGGACGACAAGCTTGAGTTGGTGTGGTTTACTGCCCAAAACGTCAAGCTGACGCAAAATCAGCACTTTGGCGATTCTCCCGCCGAGTATGAGACCCCTGCTGTTCAGGCGCTGCATGTGCAGGTGGCCAACACGGACTTAGGCGTGATGCTGCCGGAAGGTGGAACGGGCAACGAGTATCAGGTGCTGGACAATCCCCTGTATTACGGCTCCACGGAGGCGGAGATCAGAGGAAAAGCGCAAGACCTGTATGAGAAACTGATCGCGTTCCCGGCCTACACGCCTAACTCGGTAGACGCGGTGTGCGACTGGTCTATGGAGCCGGGCGACATCATTCAGGTGGTAGGCGGCGACGGTACTACCAGAACGCTGCCCATCTTCCGAATGACATTGAAGTGGGGCGGCGGCTGGGCGCGGGCTACTTACGAATGTACCGGCGGGACGGGGCGAAAACCCGCGCCGCAAAGTAAACGGCGGGAGTTTGCCGCTTACAGAGCCTATCACAAGCTGGAAGTGGATATCGAGGGCATCCACAGCGAGATCGGCGACGTGAAAGGCAACGTGGCCACGCTGGAAGTGACGGCCAGCGAACTGCGGACGCAGATCAGCGGCAAGCTCGATGGAAATCAGGCCCAAAGCCTGATTGATCAGACGGTGGACAAAATCTCGCTGGAGGTGTCCAGCGATTCCACCGGCTCCACCTTCGTCATCAAGAAGGACGGCGTGGAAATTTCGTCCGACAAGGTAGACTTGCACGTTAATGCCCTGAACGTGGACGGCGAGATCGTGGCAACGTCCATCAATTTGAGCACAGCCAACATCACGGGTACGCTGAGCGCGCAGTACATCGACATTGAGAACGCGACGATCCGAAACGCGCAGATCGAAAGTCTGTATGCGTCGAAGATCGTGGGCGGCGGGGGTACGTCTGGCGGCTATCTGCCCCAGGCGGCCATCTCCGACACGGGGCGGCGGCTGGACTACTTCTATTCCAAGGACGGGTCTTTCAGCGGTACGTTGGGCACCAACGATGTGACGGTAGGCGGCGGGGTGCGGCTGTACTCCGGCGAGGCCATCGGCGCGGAACTGACCTATTCCGGCGTATCGGCAGGCGGCACGTCCAAGACATGGGCGCAAATCTTAAGCGGCAGCGGCGCGGCGGCGGTTTTCGGGTGAGGTGGTGAACCATGTCCACTGAAATCTCCTTCCGCTGCGGCACAGGTATCAGCTCATTTGTTGTTCACGTCAGCAACGACAGCCGGTTCCCCAAGACCATTACGTCCACGGTGTATCAGGCGTGGTTCGTCACCACCGGCGCAAACTGCTGGATCGACGGCATCGTCTACAAAAGCGGCTATTCCGGGGCCAGAGCCAAGTGCGCCAGTAACGGCAACGACTGGAACATCGTGTCCGACCCTTCTGTGGGCACCAGCGTCAAACGAAGTATTACGGTATACGCTTCGGGCGGAAGCTCCGGCTACGACACCAACAGCATCTACTTCCGCGTGGGCACCGGTGTGGCAAGCTACCGGATGCAGTACGCCAACGCAACGAGTACGGGTCTGCTGAGCGGCTACATCAACTCGGATTACCAGTCCACGGTGCTGTCGGTGCGGGACGGCACAAACGCGGTGCTGTATGGCCTGAACTACGACAGCGGATACGGTGAGCCATACCAATTCGTGGAGTACACCAACAGCGCGTTTTCCTCTGTGAAAAAGTACTTCTCAGAGGGCGACGGTTATGTGTATTCCAGCGGAGTGCGGTACATTGCCCTGACAGCCACAAGGCTGGCGTACTGGTACCGGGTGAGGGCTTGGGGCAACGGCGGCACCTTCACCAACCAGAGCGGCGCAGACAACTACTACACCGCGCTGGCCAGCAGTACCACCACGTCGATCAACTTCAACGTGGGGACACTGGAAACACCGTATCGGGCAGGATATACGTTTCTGGGCTGGGGCTACACCTCCAATGCCACGACGTATTACAAAGACACGACGATCCCCATCAGTGCCACATCGCAGAGTTCCAGCAGTCCCACTATCATCAACCTGTACGCCATCTGGGAGAAAACGACGTACACCATGCACATCAAGCTGGGTGCGGGCATCAACTCCGCTTCGGTGTATGTGGACAACTCCCTCAAGGCGGACATCCGGGACAAGGTGTACCACGATATCGCGGTAAACGCGGATTCCACCATCACCGTGAAGGGCATTGCAAAGGCCACGGGGTACGGCAGACCGTATACCTTCAATTTCTATCAGAATTCCACAGCTACCACGCCCACGGCGACGCTGGTCAGGGATATGGACGAGCCGTACTACGGCTACAGCACCAGCCGGTTCTACGCGGAACTGACGGCGACAAAGACACAAATTGATTTGTTCTACTGGAATAATGCCACATGGGATGCGGCCAACATCAAGAAAGGACAGCCCATCAGCAACCTGACGGCCACGCGGTGGAACAATCTGCTGGCGAAAATCAAGGAATTGGCAGAGGCCGAGGGCGGCAGCGCTCCCTATACGGGTGTCAGTTCCGGCGCTACCATCTACGCCGCTACGTTCAACGGGGCGCGGTCGGCCATTAGTAACCGGACAGGCTACGGGACACTGCCTGCCGCGCAGAACAAGGGCAACGAGATCAAGGCGGCGCTGTTCGAGGGTTCCGGTTCGCTGAAATCCGCCTTGAACGCCGCCATCAACCACTACAACAACAGTTAGGAGGCCCATATGGCACACAGACTGGATTATTCATGGCTGGAAATGGAGTACCCTAAACGGGGTAAGCAGACGTTCCGGAAGCTGATCCCCCTGAAGGGGCTGCTGCAAAAGAACTACGGCAAGCGGCTGGACTGCACGCTGACCTCGCTGGCCTGCATCTTCGGGGAGCGGTACTACGGCGACATTGAAAAAATCGCCGAAAAATACGGCTACAACGGCGACAAATGGGGCACCAATCCGCTGGCCGTCAAGGCCATCATGCGGGAGTTCATGCGGCGGTGGGGTGTGCCCGGCAAGGTAAAGAGCGCCTACGGCAAGGGCGTGGGCTGGACGTGGCACGCGGTAAAGGACATCGTAAGCCGGAATATTCCCATCGTCCTCAACCTGTGGAAGGACGGCAGGGGCTACTACAAAGACCACAGCGTGACGATCATCGGCGCGGAGGAGTATGAGCAGGCGAGATTCCTTCTGGTGTTGAACAACTGGCACGAGACGGTGAGCCTGATCGACTACGACAAGCTGTGTATCATCAGCAGCATCAATTACATTGACAAGTAAGGAGGGCAAAGTATGCAGATCGTTTTTGACAGAGGGCTTGAGACCCAGAACGCCGTGACCATCAGCTTTTTCGGCGAGAATATCTCCCGGAATGCGCTGAACGCTACGTTGAGCAAGGTATTGAGCGCGGAGGACGCCGCCGTGCCCGATTTGAGCACGCTGAAAGACACGTTTTCCACGGTGGACATTGCCGACGGCGCTATCTCCGTGCCGGTGCAGGGGGATTACAACGCGGTGTTGGATTCCTCCGCCGCCTACAACTCCCGCACGAAGGAGTACAGCGTGACGGTGATCCTGGGCAAGAAGTAAGGAGGGCGCTATGCTGGAAATCGACGGCGGCTCCATCTACCTGACCCGTGGAGACAGCGCCGATATCGCGGTGGAGATCACCAACTCCGCCACCGGCGAGGATTACGCCATGTCAGAAACCGACAAGCTGATCTTCACGGTGCGGAAGTACCCCTATAAGGAGGCGGCAGTGCTGATCGAAAAGACGCTGACGGGCGGCAACATCTTTCACCTGAAACCTGGCGACACGGCGGCGCTGAAATACGGCACCTATAAGTACGACGTGGAACTGCGCAGCGGGGACGATGTATATACGGTCGTCCCGTGCGGTGATCTTGTGTTGACGAAAGAGGTGACGATGGCATGAGAGAGCTGAAAGGCACGCGGCAGCCCTCCGGCGAGCTGGTGGGCCGCGTGGTCATCCCCAGCAGTACCGGCGGCGCGACGGAGTGGAGCGAGCTGCTGAACAAACCCTTTGAGACCATCGGGGACAACCTGGGCGTAACGCCGGATCAGGCGCTGTACGCCAAAGTACCTATCGCGGAGAGCCTTACAAATTCTGAAATAGAGGAGTTGCTGAAATGAGTAAATATCTGGATTCCAATGGCCTGCTGTATCTGTGGAACAGCAAGATCAAGCCCGTGCTGAGTAAGTATGTCCCGCTGGCGGGCGGCACCATGACCGGCAAGCTGAAGCTGTCCGGCACGCCCACCGAGGACATGGACGCGGCCACCAAGAAGTATGTGGACGATTCCGTGGCCAGCGCGGGCGGCGGCGACATGCTGAAAAGCGTGTACGATACCAACGGCAACGGCATCGTGGACAACGCCGAGAAGGTGGGCGGCCACACGGTGGGCAAGGACGTGCCGGAGAACGCGGTGTTCACGGACACAACCTATGAGAACGCCACGGTCAGTTCCCCGGGGCTGATGTCGGCGGCGGACTATGCCAAACTGGCGGGGTTTTCCCCGGCCAGTGACTACGCCAAAAAGGCCGATATCTCCGGCCTGTATAAGTACAAGGGCAGCAAGGCCAGCTACTCCCTGTTGCCCACGGAAGGCAACGAGGTGGGCGACGTGTGGAACGTGGAGGACACCGGCATGAACTACGCCTGGACGGGTGAGGCGTGGGACGCCCTGGGTGCCGCGTTTGAGGTCGAGGCCATCACCAACGGGGAGATCGACACCATCACGGCTGACGCGTAAGGAGGTGCCCTATGGGTTATTTGGACAACACGGGCCTTGCGTACCTGTGGGGTAAGATCAAGGCGAAGCTGGTGCAACCCGACTGGAACCAGAACGACGCGACCGCTGCGGACTATGTGAAGAACAGGCCGGGGGGATATGTGGATGGAGCGGAATGGAGCGACGTTTTCAACCGAACGGTTACTTTTACCAACTCAAACTCTCAATGGATTGGAGTTGTGTCGGTTTCGTATGAGCTATTTGATGTTGGCAAAACATACAAAGTAACATGGGATAACGTGGAGTACGACTGTGTTTGTGGCACGATAAACACAGTCAAGTATCTTGGCAATTTGGCACTCGTAGGGCAAACCCCGGATACCGGCGAACCATTTATGGTTGCGCTTTCCGCTGAACAACAGGCGATTGCGACATCACAAACAGGGTCACAACATTCTGTCATTATAAAAGCCTTTATCGATAAGATTATTCCCATAGACCTGAAATGTCTCCCGGTGGCCTCCGATGACAACTACGGCATGGTCACTACCAAGCAGGTGTCCAAAGTATACAATTTGCCTGAATCTGTACCAATGGATGACTTAAAAGAGGCAATTGATGCTTTTAAAAACAACGGAGCGACTGTCATATGGGATGGTGCAAGAGTTGTGTCCGGGTACCACAATTCACAAAACTACGATATTGGTGTTGCATTTACAGACTGGCCATTCGTACTGTATCACTTCAACACGGAGTCCATAGCCGCAGACATCTCTACTCCCGATGATAAGGTGTATCTCGGCTTTGACGCGATGTCAATAAAGTTTTTTTTTGGCCCGAACTCTTCAGGGGAATATGATGCACGCGATCTTTCCCTGACCGATAAGGACACTCTGCGCACGGATGCAACAAAAATGATACTCAATACAGGTGAAGTCCTTACAGCAGGCGTCCAGACCCTTACCGATGCGCAAAAACAGCAGGCAAGGGAGAATATTGGCGCTGGTACCAGCAGCTTTGACGGCGACTATAACAGCTTGAGCAATACGCCGACCACCACCACGACTGAAGCCACGCTGCTGGCCTCCGGCTGGACGGGTGACAGCGCACCTTACAGCTACACACTGAGCGTAACAGGCGTGACGGCGGACAGCCATCAGGAGCTGCTGCCCGCGCTGGACATCACGGCGGAGCAGCTGGCGGCATTGCAGGCGGCCAACATTCAGGACGGCGGACAGGCGGCGGGCACCGTTACCCTGAAAGCGTTCGGCACCAAGCCCACCATCGACCTGCCGATTCGAATCATACTGAGGGGGGATTAAAAATGGCAAATATTATGAGACTGGGCGGCGGTGGTGGAACCTCGAAGCCCCCGGTGGCGGTGATCGTCGTCACTGCGCCCACCGGCTCCGCTGTGACGGCGGTATGCAATGGCAAGAGCTACACCGCCGCGGAGCATAACGGCCGCTGGGGCATCTATGCGGACGCCCTGGGGACGTACACCGTGACAGCCACCCGGGGCACCGACAGCGACACCGCCACGGTGGAGGTGACGCAGGAGGGCGGCGTGTACAGTGTGACGCTGGAATACGGCATGACGGTGAATATCACAGGCACTGGCCTTGCTAACCACACAACCATTAAGGCCAGCGCGATCATCAACGGAACAACGTATTACAATCCCGCAACGCTTGTGGTGGAGCCGGGGACGAAGATCACCCTCAGTGTTGTGGGTACGCCGTCCCCGCTGGGCATTATTGAGGTGAACAATACTCGCGTAGTGACCTCGAATGTAAGCAAAACCTACGACATTACGCCGTCGCACGGGCCGGTAGATATCAACCTGTCGGTCATAAGTGATTCTTCCGGCTATATCAAAGCGTTTTATCCCACCACGGCGGCGGAGGCGGCGCAGATGGAGGCGGCGCAGTACGCGGCGGCGCTGATGATGCTGGGGGTGAGAACAGAGGAGGAATCAAATGAGAACTGACATTCTTGAACAAGCAAAAGCAATTCGTGCCAGTATGGATGCGGCAGCGGCCGCCCTGACAGATGAGCAAGCGGTAAAAGCGCCGATGATCTATCGCACGTGGAGCAGTGATAGCGTGGCCTATGCGGTAGGTGACAGATGCTTGTACGGCGGCGTGTTGTACAAGTGCTTGCAAGGACACACCTCGCAGAAAACCTGGACGCCAAAGGACGCTGTCAGCCTGTGGGCAAAGATACTAATCCCTGATCCTACTGTGATCCCCGAGTGGCAACAGCCTGAGAGCACCAATCCCTACATGAAGGGCGACAAGGTGACACACGGCGGCAAAACATGGCAGTCTACCATTGACAACAACGTGTGGGAGCCGGGTGTATATGGATGGGAAGAGGTCTGATATGTGGCAGTATATTATCCCGGCCATCAGCGCTATCGTGGTGGCCGCGCTGACCAGTGGCGGCCTGTGGGCGCTGGTAGCCAAACGCAGCGACAAAAACGACGCGGAGCGGAAAATGCTGGTGGGGCTGGCCCATGACCGGATCATCCATCTGGGCATGACCTACGTCCAGCGGGGCGAGATCACGCAGGACGAATACGAAAACCTCAACGACTATCTGTACGCGCCGTATGAAAAAATGGGTGGAAACGGCAGCGCCAAGCGCGTGATGGAAGAAGTGCGCAGGCTGCCGATCCGAAAATAACGGACAGGGCGAAAGCCCGGAAAGGACAAGAACATGAAGCTGAATGACAAAATCTATGATACCCTCAAGTGGGTGGTGATGATCGTGCTGCCCGCCATCGCCACGCTGTATGCCGCGCTGGCGCCCGTCTGGGGCTGGCCCCGGCCCGATGATGTGGTGCTGACGCTGAACGCCGTGACGGCCTTCGTAGGCGCTGTGTTGGGCATTTCCACGGCCCAGTACAACAAGGACAAGGCCAATGAGGGCGGCGACAATGCCTAAGGTATTCCTCAGCCCGGAAGACCGGGCCAGCAACGTCTACGCCAGCGAGGCCCTGTGGAACGGCAAGACCACCAACGAGAAGGAACAGATGGGCCGCTGCGCCGACTATCTGGAGATCGCCCTCAAGCGCTGCGGCTGCGAGGTGATCAACGCCCAGTACGGCGGCATGTATGACCGGGTGCGGGCCTCCAATAACTGGCCCGCCGACCTGCATATTGCGCTGCACACCAACGGCTTCAACGGCAAGGTGGCGGGCACGCGGGTGCATTGCTACCCCAGCGAGAAGAGCCGGAAAATAGGCAAGCTGATTCAGGATCGTATCGCGCCCATGTCGCCGGGCACCTCCGAGCGGCTGATCGAGGACACGCGCCTGTACGAGCTGCGGGCACCCACCATGCCCGCCGTGCTGCCGGAGTTTGGTTTCCACGACAATCCGGAGGAGGCTCAGTGGCTCATCGACAACATGGAGGCCATCGCGGAGCAGACCTGTCAGGCGGTGTGCGAGTTCTTCGGCATCCCGTACATCGCGCCGGACAAGCAGATCGACCTTGAGCCGGAGCCGGTGCCCGATTCGGGCACGCTGTACCGGGTGCAGGTGGGCGCGTTCAAGGTTAAAGAGAACGCGGAAGCGTATCTGGCAAAGGTGCGCAAGGTGCTGCCGGAAGCGTTCATCACCGAAGTGAGGGTGTAAATCACATCTGAGCGAGGCGCGAGGCTACGATCCGCCGCCCTCCGTCTCCGCGAAAGCTCCGCAAGCTCACGGCGTGGGAATCAGCATGAATCCGATACATCGTGATATCCGGGCAAAGCTACATTCTATGGCGCCCCAGCGGGCGGTGAGTTTCATCACCGGGCTGGAGCTGCCGGGGGACGAGGCGTTCTGTATCATCGAGTGCGACGTGCGGGGGAAGTCCCGCCAGCAGGTGGCCGACCAGCTTTTCGCGTCGCAGGAATACGTGAAGAAGTGCAGGCGCAGAGGCTACCGCAAGATCGCGGACGCCGTCAAGGACAAGTGAAAGAAAGACCCAACGGGGACCCATTTCAGGCCCTTTGTTGGGTCTTTTTTGTTTTATGATTTTATCAACAAGGAGGTGCAGACATGAGCAACAGAGAGCGATTGATCGAGTGCGGATACACAGAGGAAATGGCAGCGGATATCTGCCGACTGTATGAAAACGACGAATCAGGTCTCTCTATGTTTGTCCACATCATCGAACTGTTTTTCGATGACAGGCGGGAATATGTATAGCTATTTCAACAAAAATCCACGAGGCAAAAATGTGGGGGACTGCACGGTAAGGGCAATCTCAAAAGCCACAGGGAAAGAGTGGGGCGAAACGTACCTTGCTATGGCGGTGCAGGGTTATCTGGAAGGGGATATGCCGTCGGCCAACGCAGTGTGGGGTGCATATCTGCGGCGAATAGGCTACCGGCGGTACATTGTGCCGGACACTTGCCCGGATTGCTACACGGTCGGTAGGTTCTCCGACGACCACCCGGACGGGACGTTTATCCTTGCGCTATCTGGGCACGTCGTGTGCGTTCAGGACGGCGTGATTTACGACAGCTGGAACAGCGAAAACGAAATTGTTTTGTATTACTGGCAAAAAGAAAGTGAGGCGTAACAATGGCATTTAACTCGTATTTCAACCCTTATTACCCGCAGCCGATGCAGGACAACCTCGCCCAGCTTCGGCAGCAGCAGATGCAGACTATGCCACCGCAGATACCGCAGATACCGCAGATGCCGCTCATGCAGAACCCGGTAGCGCAGGGCGGCGTGCAGTGGGTGGCTGGTAGGCCGGAGGCGGAAAACTGGCTGATCGCGCCTAACTCCGCCATTGCGCTGTGGGACAGCACGGCTCCCGTGGTGTACCTTAAACAGGCAGATGCAAGCGGCAAGCCGACGCTCAAGACGTATGACCTTGTAGAACGCCTTGCAAGCGCCTCTGACGCGCAGAAAACTCCCACCCCGGAATATGTGACCCGTAAAGAGTTCGACGCGCTGGCGGCACTTGTGGGCGAAATAAAGGGTAAGAAGAAACGCAAGGCGGAGGAGGAAGAGGACGATGAGTAATCCGTTCATGGCCGCGCTGGGCGGCGGGCATGGCCCTATGGGCAACTTTGCCCAGATGATGCAGCAGTTTCAGCAGTTCAAGGCGAATTTTCAGGGTGATCCAAAAGCAGAGGTCGAGAAGCTCTTGCAGAGCGGTAAGCTGAATCAGCAGCAGCTTAACCAGCTTCAGCAGATGGCAAAGCAGTTCCAAAGCCTGATGCAGTAATTAAATGTTTACAGCGTTTTCTTTAATTCTTTATCGTGGCCACGATTTAGATAAAACTGACTTTAAT